TTTAGACATAACATTACTATCAACCTTTTCTACGGCATCAACATTATATTCATGCCTTTTTTTCTTGACTTCATTTTTCATAGCATAAGAAAGCTGCTGATATAGGTATGAGGTAAATTTTGTACCTTTTGCCTCATCGTATTTCTTTAAGCAGCTCCATAATGTATTCATCTTGATAGAATCAATATCATCATGATCTACATTTCTTTTGTAACGATTGGTTACTTTGTTCATAATGTTTTGAACATCTTGACTATTCCACTTTTCTTCAAATTTAATATCAATATTATCCATTATCGCCTCTTAAAATTATTCCACCAAGTAATTGTTTAAGTTCAACCAATTCATTCAATCCGTCTAGATATTTTTGATCTAGACTATCAGACACTACATAATCTACCTTTCCAGTTGGAGCAACTAATATAGACCAATAATTTTTATTTTTCAACTGTTCCTTAACCAAGTTTACAGTTGCTTGGGTTTCTTCGTTCATCACCTCTTGTTCGGTATAGACACACAGCATTTTTTCAATATCTTTTCTAACCTCTTTGAACTCAAAAGCAATAGGAACACCTATAACAAATGTGTATCTACCTAACACTCTCAACGCTTCTATACCCTCTACGTCATTCCTTAATGTATTTTTTATTCCGTTTGTAATGCTAAAATTCGTAGACCCTATCCAACAATCCCATCTATCTGATGGTTTAAACATGGAATCCACCGGGTAAACGCCCCAAGGGGTATGAATTACATTCGCGGCTACTTTATCAAACATAGGAATCAGTGGCGGCATTTCTTGATTTTGCATCATTTCTTGAAATTCTTCTTCCATCGCATTCATATCTGAGTATATGGACGAGATGTATTCTTCTGCAACTGCGTTCCAGCTAGTCCAGATTATCTTCTTATGTGCCATGTTGGACCCCTAATTAAATGCTAAACACTTGATCGGGAGGGACGACAATATTATCTTCGTCATCTTGATGATCTTGTATGGTTTTTTCTGAAAGTTTATTTATAATATTTAACATTACTAAATAATCACCTTCACTACCATTTAATACACATTGTTGTCTAATTTCTTCTAGTATTTGTATTGACAAATTATCAACTATTAGCTTATGAAAGATAGTAGCTATCGCGATTAATCCTTCTTCTTCAGGCTGCCAGTTTACATTATAGTCTACAATACCATTATTGTCAACTCCAATTGTTAAAAAAGCCAACTTACCTTCGTTGGAACTAGACTGATCTGGCTGTTTGTTGGATTGATCTTCCATATTTTTCCTCTATGTTGGCATCGTCTATATCTAAAAGTTTCGACTCTTTTGTTGGGCTTATTAAATGGTAAGGCATCTTAACCATATATAATACTTCACACTCGTCAGAAGAAGCCTCGTGGAAAAAATCCACCAAATCTATTTTGCAATATCTTGTATCTAGATTATTAGAATACTTAGATAGCACTTCGGATATAGTATCGTCTATGGATTTGGTTGAAATATATTTTCCAATAACTCTATTGTCGTTGTCTACCAAAACCCTTAATGGAACAACCCCGTTGTTTCTAGGTCTATCGGATATTTCAACAACTAATAAACTAACTTTAGTTTTCATCTGTGTTTTGCTGCTTGGCGTTATCTATTTCTTCTGACAATCTTTTGATAACATTCATTTGAGTTTCTAGCAATGCATATTGTTTAATGCTTTCTTCCAATTGGTCTAATGCTTTGTCTTTGGTTGGGTTGCCAAGGATTGCATTAATATCAAACAAGCGAGCCTGCATAGAGGCGTGAATCATATTTCCTAAAACTTTTAGTAGATCCATATTCTTCCTTTCAAAAATTCGTTAACAAAATTTATCGCAAACTCGGTATTTATTGTGTTAGACTTAAAGTATAAGCTAAACCTTTGAAATCTTGGGATATATCATTTTTTTCTTCTTGCGAAACTTCATGATTCTCGTCACCAAGAGTGTCTTTCATTATTTCAATCAATCCTTCTCCGTAGCCATTATACTTGCCTCTCAGCGATTGTCCAAACATGTTTTTAGCAGCTTGGGAATATACGTCATTTATTTGTTGTGCGTCCGTTTGATAGTCTAAGACCCTATCAGCAAATACATTATTGAATATAGCTAATTTTGTCCTATCTTCTTTATCGGTTACAAGACCGGCAACGCTTGATACATTATCTGATATTTTATCTGGCTTATTTATTACCAATACTGGCTCTGGGTTTGGGGTACTTTCTGGAATAAGTTTTACTATATCATTCCAGAAAAAACCCACGACTACCAGCAAAAGCCCTATTATTACTCTTATGTTGGCCATATCTACCCTCCATATGGTTAGAGTTTTATTTTTTTGGATCTTTTGTACCACGTAATCGTGGGAAAACTTCCTCTAATTCAGTAACAGCCTCGTCAAGCCCTTCCTCTTTGCAGGAATCGTACAAAGATTCCCATTGATTAACTAGATCGGATAACTTGCTAACCTTATTTTTATTTACATGGTTTGAATTTGTTACACCTTTTAAACTTTCTAGCACCGGTGGAATTGCAATAAACAACCCCAAAAGGATAAAAGCCCATTGAACAAGACTGATCTCTGAAATTAGTTCCAACATTTTTACTTCCTAGTTATTTGGTTTCTCTTACAGTATCTCCAATAACCCAAGCGACCACAATGGTAACAACTCCAATGATTTGATCTTGATTAAGGTTTACACCAAATGTTTCAGATGCAACAACGGACGCGAGGCCAACAGCGGACACCCAAAAACGTCTAGATGTTGCCAACGATTTAAACTTACTCATAAAACTCTCCTGTAAAATATTTAATTACGTCTTCCTAACAGTTTACCAATCTTCCTTTTTTTATTTTCTATCGCCTGAATTTCAGGCTCTTGTGCTTCTTGTTGAGGTTCTGAATGATATGGACATGAGGTTGTATGCCCATCTCCTTGAACTATTTTACCAGTTCCTCGGCAGATGCATTTGTCTGGGTCTGGGTCTATTTCCAATTCGGTTGGTTCTACTGGTTCTACATCTGGAGCCTTTTTAAAAACCTCTTTCTCCGCTAGATCAAAAGCGTTTTCGGTCTCTAACATTATAGAGCTTATGTCTTCGTTTGTCAACCCAAAATTAGCAGTTTTATTAGAATCGCTAGTGAAATAAACAAACACAGAAACTACAACAATGCCAACAATAGCCCTTTGCCCAATATTCATTAAAACACCTCGCTTATTGTGTATGTTATATCCCTAGCGGGAAAACCATCAAAATCACTAAACACCCAAGCACCACCCCCAGACAACATTCCGCGAGCATCTTTTTCTCTGATCCAGAAGCTACCATCCGGCTGATCGTGAATTTTTGGTCCGCTATTCCACCTTCCCCAACTGTTTTGCACAAGAAAGAGCGTTTCGTTGTATCGCTCTCGTGTATCGTCACAGGCTATCCAAGCCATCGCGTGACTCCATCCCTTAGATCGCTTTGCTATACCATTAGAGTCTCGACGGCTAGAAAAGCCATAACCCGAACAAACAGAAATACCATAACCATTCGCTAAAGCGTCTCTAGCTTCTTCAACGCTTCTTATATTTGAAATAGTTTTTATCTGATGTTTAACAGCCTCTTTATAATAAACATCAAAAGGTATCTTATGTTTCGTCCCAAGTTGTGAGTTGTATATAGAAAGATCACATCCGTCATATTTCTGTCTAAGTAGTACGCCACCCTTTTCGTAAACATATCTAGCGGCAACTGAACAAGACATGCCCTGCTGTTTATGTCCACGAGATTGGTAAATAGCTTCTGTGGCCCCTCTGTGTAGAAACTGCTCTCTTTCATTTTTGACTGATATTTCAACAGCTCTTGTAATATCTATAGCATTTCTAGTTGAGTGAGAAACACAATCTCCTGTTGTTTGTTTTTCGGATGGCCCAAAATCAGGAACAAACTTCAACAAATGTTTAAATGGCAAACTTAATTTTTTCTCACCAGATCCAGATAAACGGTATGCGGCAGCCCCAAAAAGAGGCATTGGTAACTGACTAAATAGTTTTTTTGTATCTTCTTCGTCGCAAAATCCGCCAATAAATCCCTCGTTATAGAACTGAAGTATTTTTCTTGGCGTTGTAAAGTTATAATC